GCCGGCGCTGCAGGCGCTGGTGGGTTCGCGCATCTATCCGTTGATGCTGCCGCAGCGGGCGACGCTGCCGGCGATCCGGTATCAGCGGATCAGCACGCTGCCAGAGGCGGCGCATGATGGGCCGGGGCCGCGGGAGAGCCGATGGCAGTTTTCGGTGCACGCGGGGAGTTACGCGAGTGCGGATGGGGCAGCCAGGGCGCTGCGGGCGGCGCTGGATTGCCGGCGGTTCGGGCCGCAGCGGACGACCTTCCTGGCGAACGACCTGGACGATTACGACGCGGAGACAGAGCAGTTCATCCGACACGTGGACGTGATGGTGTGGGAGGCGACAGGTGACAGCGGATGAGAGCGCGGACAAGCGGGTGACGGCAAACACTGAGCTGGTCGAGCCACCGCGGGCGCCGTTCAGGGTGACGGCATGGAACGGTCGGCCGCTGTGGGAGTGTGCGCGGTGCGCCTTCGACACGCTGGAGGGGGAGGCGGCGATGCTGGCGCACATCGCGGAGCGACACGAGGCGCCGCCAGCGCCGCCAGCGCCCAGGTTGGTGCAGGCGTATGACCGGTGGGGGAATCCAGTCTAGTAGACAAGGGAACAAGGAAACACGGAGGCGAGGGCGATGGCGAGGACAACGTTGACGAAGATGACGGCGGTGGGGCCGTACGCGAGTTACGCGACGGCGAATTGCGCGGACTTGACGATGGCGGCGGCGGATGCGAGCAACCTGAATCAGTTCGTGGCGAATGGAAAGGATCTGGTGATCGCGCACAACACCGGTGCGAGCGCGTACACGATCACGATCACGAGCGCGGCGGACCCCTATGGCCGCATGGGGGACATTGCCACGTACAGCCTGGGCGCGGGGGAGTATGCGGTGTTCGGGCCGCTCGAGCTGGCTGGCTGGGTGCAGACGGATGGGAAGGTGTATCTGCAGGCGAGCAACGCGGCGGTGAAGTTTGGGGTGGTGGATCTGAGCAATTTCTGAACCGGTAGATTGGCAGACCGGTAGATTGGTAAATTGGGAGAGGAGGCTGGGAGATGACGAGCGCGATTTCGAGTTTCGGGACGTTGTTGAAGATCGGCGACGGGGGGTCGCCGACGGAGACCTTCACGACGATCGCGGAGGTGCAGGACATCAGCGGGCCGGATCTGAAGCTGAACACGGAGGAGGCGACCAGCCACTCGAGCACCGGCGGCTGGAAGGAGAGCGTGGCGACGATCCTGGAGGCGGGCGACGTGACGTTCGAGATCGGGTTCGTGCCGACGCACGCGACGCACAGCTACAGCGCGGGTCTGATCAAGGACATGGTGAACCGGACGAAGCGCAACTTCAAGCTGGTCTTTCCCGACACTGGGGCGACGACCTGGACGTTCAGCGCGTTCGTGACGAAGTTCCAGCCGAAGGCGAAGGTGAAGGGGAAGCTGGAGGCGAGTGTGGGGTTGGAGATCACCGGGCAGCCGACGCTGGCATAGGCCAGGAGTCAGGAGTCAGGGGTCAGGAATCAGCGGTCAGGAAGGCTCGGGGCAGGCCCTTCGATTGCGCTGCGCTCCGCTCAGGGTGCAGGGGGCAGGGATCAGGGCGGCTAAGACGTTGTTAGCGGAACTGGAGGAACGGATGGCGGAGAAGCAGGTGTTGACGCGCGCGGCGATTCTGGCGGCGGTGGACATCCAGACCGAGGAAGTGTACGTGCCGGAGTGGGGCGGGACGGTGTGGGTGCGCGGGCTGACCGGCGCGGAGCGAGACGAGTTCGAGAAGGGGATCCTCATCGAGCGCAAGCGGGGGTTCAGCGTGGAGCTGGCAAACTTCCGGGCGAAGCTGGCGGCAATGAGCATGGTGGATGCGCAGGGTCAGCGCCTTTTTAGCGAGGCGGACGTGGCGGCGCTGGGGAAGAAGTCGGCGGCGGCGCTGGGGCGGGTGTACGATGCGGCGGCCAGGCTGGCGGGGCTGAGCGCGGAGGACGTGGAGGAGCTGACAAAAAACTAAGGGAGCGCCCCGAGCGGCGCTTTTATTTGCGGCTGGCGTTGGCGTTGGGGTGGCCCAGCGTGGCGTGGGGGCTGGCGCGGATCAGCAGCAGGGAGCTGGTGGAGTGGATGGCATTCGACGCGGTGGAGCCGCTGGGCGAGTCGCGGGCCGACCTGCGGATGGGGATCGTGGCGGCCACCGTGGCCAACGTCAACCGGGCCTCGAATCAGCCGGCCGTCGCGCCGGCTGATTTTGTACCCGGGTATTGGGATGAGGAGCCTGACGAAGAGGACGCGCCGGCGGATTGGCAGGGCATGTTGGCGACGGTCGAGGCGCTGAACGCGGCGTTCGGCGGCGCGGACGCGCGAGCGGCGCAGCAGGATGGGAGCGATGGCGACACTGGCAACGCTGTTGGTGAAGTTGGGGCTTGACGCGGGCGGGTTCAAGAAGGGCGCCGATGAGGCTGCCCGGGCGGCCGGCGGGCTGAATGGCGTGCTGGGCACGATCGGCAAGGTGTTGCCCTTCGCAGCGGCGGCGGGGGCGGTCGCGGGCCTCGGCAAGGTGGCCTTCGACGCCGGGCAGACGATGGACGAGGCGTTCGATACCATCGTGACGAAGACGGGCGCGACCGGGGCCGCGCTGGAGCAGCTCAAGGCCGACACGCAGGGGGTCTTCACCAGCATTCCGACGGATGCGACGCGGGCGGCCAGTGCGCTGAGCGAGCTGCACACGCGGCTGGGCATCACCGGGCAGGCGTTGACCGACCTGGGCAAGCCGTTGTTGGAGGTGAGCCGGCTGACCGGAGGGGATGCGACGACGAATGCGCAGCTCTTCACGCGGGTGATGGGGGATTGGAGCGTGCCGGTGGCAGAGGGCGCGGGCACGCTGGATAAGCTGTTCAAGATGCAGCAGACGACCGGCGCCAGCATGGAGGGCCTGATGCAGAAGGTGGTGCAGTTCGGCAGCCCCATGCGGCTGATGGGGTTCTCGTTGGACGAGGCGATTGCGCTCTTCGGGAAGTGGGAGAAAGAAGGGGTGAACGCCGAGCTGGTGATGGGCAGCCTGCGCATCGCGGCGGGGAAATTTGCCAACGAGAGCAGCGAGGCGGCAGAGGCGCTGGGCAAAAAGCGCGCGGCGTTGAGTGCGGCTCGTGAGCATTTGACTCGCCTGCAACAGCAGCTCCAGGTGGCGACGTTGCGCCAGGGTGAATTCGGGGCCAAGACGAAAGAGAGCGCACGAGTGGCGGCAGCGATGCAGATCGCCAGGCTGAACGATGACATCGCCGCGACGCAGAACAGTATCGCGGGCCTGACGACCGACATCGGTCAGTTGAACACGGCGCAGCAGGCGGCGGCAGCAGGCGGCGGCAAAAGCCTGCGCGACAACCTGCTGGAGACCTTCGACGCGATCAAGAACAATACTGACGCCAGCCAGGCCCTGGCATTGGGGATGGACGTGTTCGGAGCGCGGGCCGGGCCAGACATGGTGGCGGCGATCCGCGAAGGGCGGTTTGCGATTGACGACCTGGTGGCCGCGTTGGGGGACGCTGATGGGGCGATCATGCAGACGGCTGAAAAGACGATGGATTTTCCCGAAAAGCTCGATATTCTGCGCAACAAGCTCACGACCTGGCTGGCGCCGGTGGGTCTGCAGATGATGGATGCGATTACGCAGGCGGTGGATTGGATCATGCCGCGGCTCGACCAGGTGGTGGGGTGGGTGCAGGCGAATTGGCCGCGCATCAGCGCGATCGCCATGCAGGTGTTCGGGGCGGTGCAGAACGTCATCAGTCAGGTGGTGGGGTGGGTGCAGGCGAATTGGCCGCGCATCAGCGCGATCGCCATGCAGGTGTTCGGGGCGGTGCAGAACGTCATCAGTCAGGTGGTGGGGTGGGTGCAGGCGAATTGGCCGCGCATCAGCGCGATCGCCATGCAGGTGTTCGGGGCGGTGCAAGGGGTTATCGGCCAGGCGATGGCGTCTATTCAGGGTCTTTTCCAGGGCCAGGGCGGCGGCATCGGCGGGACGTGGGCCGACACCTGGACGCGCATTCAGACCGTGGTGATGACGGCGCTGCCGCCGGTGCTGAGCATCATCCGGTCGGTGCTGACGGCGATCGGTACGTTCCTGGCGAATCACGGCGCGGAGATCCAGGCATTCATCGGCGGCGCGTGGCAGACGATCAGCCAGATCGTGAACGTGGCAGTGCAGATCATCGCGGCGACGGTGATTCCGGCGCTGCGCATGGTGGCGGCATTCCTGGCCGAACACGGTGCAGAGATTCAGGCATTCCTGGGGAATACCTGGACGTTCATCTCGACGCTGATCGAGACGGCGCTGAATACAATCCTCGGCGTGCTGCGGGTGGCGTTGGCGTTGTTCAAGGGGGATTGGGCCGGAGCCTGGTTGGCGCTGCAAGAGACGGCGCGCGGGTTGTGGGACGGGATCAAGACGATCATTCTGACCGCGCTGGCGCAACTCAATCTGTTGACCGGCGGCAAGCTGGATGAGCTGCAAGGGTGGTTCGTGGAGAAGTGGAACGACATCACGGCGTTTCTGAGGGGGATTGACCTGGCGGAGATCGGCCGGGGGATGATCCAGGGGATGGTGAACGGGATCAAGAGCATGGCCGGCGCGCTGGTCGCGGCGGCGCGAGACACGGTGAACGATGCGATCAATGCGGCGAAAAACCTGCTGGGGATCAAATCGCCGAGTGTGGTCTTCATGGGGATCGGGCAGGCGATGATGTTGGGGGCGCAGACGGGCGTGGAGCGGGCGGCCGGCGGGGTGGTCGCGGCGCTGCAGGCGGCGCTCCAGCCGGGGGACGTGTTGGCGCGGTGGCAGGAGGCGCTCGAGACGGCGGCGGGCCAGCTGTGGCAGCCGACGGTGGAGGTTTCGTGGGGCGGGTTGACGCCGGTGCGCGTGGCGGCCGGAGGTGGGACGGCGCAACGACCAGCGGTGTTCGTGAGCGGGGATTCGTATTCGATCGTGATCAACGATCAGGCGGCGGCGGCATTGACGCTGGCGATGATTGACGAGCGGCGCAACCGCCGGCTGAATCAGTTCATGGGAGCGTGACGCATGGCGGCGGTGTTGCGACTGGCAAACGTGGGGCAGACAACGACGGTAGACCTGTTGGGCAGCGCGCTGAAACTGCGTGCAGGGCGCTGGGGGACGCGCACCCCGGCGCAGGAGAGTCAGTGGCAGTATGCGCCGTTCGGCGCGGCGGCCAGTTTTCAGCGTTACAGCCCGATCGTGGAGACGTTCGAGCTGACCGGGCAGGGGAGCGGGGCGACGCTGCTGGCGGCGGTGGGGGCGTTGGAGGCGTTCCAGGAGAAGGCGCGCAGATGGCATAATGATCCATTAGCAGACGAGAGCGTGTGGCTCGAGTGGCACGCGGCCGGCGAGAACACGAAGCGCAGCCTGGTCTATGACTTGGGGGTCCAGTATCCGGCGAGCCTGGGGATGGCGCCATTGATGCCCTTTGGGGCGTTGGCCGCGCAGTTGACGATCACGCGGCATCCGCTGTGGGAGAACGTGGACACGGATACCTATACGACGCCGACACTGAGTTGCTTGGGGGGGCAGTGGGCGTTGACGCCAGGTGCAGCGTGCACGGCGCCGGCGCGCATCCGAAAATTGATTCTGAATGGCGTGTCGGGGTCGGGACCGTTGTATCGCGTCTGGGTTGGCATCCGGCCGGTTTACGCGGGATTCACGAATTTCCTGAGCACATGGGAGTGCGAGGATAGCGATGCGCTTTTGGGTACGGACGCGGACCGGCAGACGGGGGGCGGGGCGTCGGGCGGGGGGTGGGTGCGGGTGACGTTCGCTACCGCGGCGGGGAGCGTGAAGCGGCTGACGATCAAGGTGGCCGACGTGACGAGCAACTATCAGGACCAGCTTGGTCACTATCAGCTGCTCTGCCGGTGCAAGGTGGACAGCGGCACGGCCGTGGCGCTCGATATTCGACAAGGGTCAGCGGGAATGGCGGACGCGGATCACGTGGTCAACGAGCCGGCCTACATCACGAACACCAGTTGGCAACTGATCGAGCTGGGGAGGGTCCAGATTCCGCCATCGGGCTGGCGGGCGGCGCACGGCAACAACGACATCGTAAAGTCTACGCAGTTTCAACTGTGGGCAGAGCGGCTGAGCGGGACAGGGTATCTGCACCTGGATTGTCTGGTGTTCATTCCCGCGACTCATTTCGTGAAGATCGAGGGCGCGGCGATCCAGTACCAGGCCGGCTCGCCAGACCCCTTTACCTATCCCGCGGAGATCATCACTGACGAGAATGACACACGCACGGCGCTGGCCTATCTGGCGGCCACCTCGCCAGCGGCGGTGTTGCAGCCGGTGGATCAGGAATGGTATCTGCCGACTGATGGAGGTCTATTGGTGCTGGCGGCCGAACGACAGGCGGAACACGTGTTGGCTGAGTACGTGTATCCAGTGATGTACACACACCCGCGCTGGCTGAGTTTCCGGGGGGCCTGATGGGGAACTATGCACTACGGCTTTTCTCGCCGCTAAAACAAGGCTGCGGTTTCGTGGCCGACATCAGCCGCGTGGCGAAGGACTGGAAACGGACGATCCGGCTGCAAGGCGGATTCTGGCAGGGTGGTTTTCGGGTCGAGGGAACGCTGGCCGAGCTGCAGGAATGGTTCTTCAACTGGCTGGGCTACCACGTAGAGGAACGCGCTGGGGGCGTGGTCACGTGGGAGGGGATGATTTACGAGATGGAGTTGGCAGCGTTCGGCGTGCGCCGGCGGCGGAGCCTGGAGCTGATGCGGAATTATGTGCGAGGGGTGTATCAGCGCTACGATGGCCGGCAGATGCCCACGCCCGCGGCGTCGAATGCCAACAGCATCAATCGCTATGGCCGGAAGGAAGATGTCATCAGCGTGCAGGGGAATGAGGCCACGGCGCTCCAGCAGCGTGATACGGTGTTGAGCGAAGCGGCCTGGCCCCGCCCCCAACCGGTGAGCGCGGTGCGCGGCGGCGGCGCGGCGACGCTGGACGTGCAGGTATGCGGGTATGTGTTTACAGCCAACTGGCGTTACGTGTCGGGCAATTACTGGGACGGGACGCAGATGGTGAACGTGAGCGACTGGATCGCGGAGATTGCGGCGGCCGACTGCGCGGAGTTCCTGACGATTACGACCGGGCTGATTCGAGCGAATACCTTGCAGGTGAACAAGTTCATCCAGGGGTCAACGAACTTGCAGGGGGCAGCGGTACGGGCGTGGGACTTTCTGCAGGAGTTGACGGCGTTGGGCGACGCCAACAGCCAACCCTGGAGGTTGTGGGTGGACGTGGAGCGGCGGCTGCACTACGACCACGTTGCCATGACGCCGCGTTACTTTTTGCGTGGCGGGCAAATCTATACTGCGGCTGGTGGCCAGACGAGCGTCGAGCCGTGCGCGGTGCGACCGGGAGTCGTGCGGGATTTGCAGTACCTGACTGGTCGCGATGAGCCTGGGTCGCTGTTGGCGGATGCACGCGATATGCTGGTGGAGGAAGTGGAGGTGGCGGCAAACGGGCAGGTATCGCTGCGGACGGCGCTGTTCGGGGAGGCGGAGGCGCTGGCGGAGCAGGCGGAGCGAAAGGCTGAAGAGCGCGCCTGGCTGGATGATTATTGGCGGCGGGCGAACGAGCTTGATCGGGAACGGCGGCGGCGCGAGTGGGAGGCACAGAATCCGGGCGTGCCCTTCCCAGGATGAGATGACGATGACGACGTTGGGACGAGGAAACATCGAACGGGATATGCGGCGACTGCTGCCGCTGTTGACACTGCCGTGGGCCAACGTGGGCGAGACAGGGGATCTGTCATTGACGCCAGCGGGCAACCTGGTGCTGGCGCCGATGGGAAGCAAGGTGCTGCCGCCAGAAGACGCCGCGGTCAGCCTGGGCGCGGAGGATCATCCGTTCAATGCGCTGCATGCGACCGATCTCTTCGTCAACACGTTGATCAGCGGCGGGAGCCAGGTGGCGATGGACGGCCGGCTGGTGGTGGCGGAGAGTACGACGCTGGCGGCCAACGTGGGCACGGGAGACGCATCCATCCAGGTGCAGGCGGCGATCCTGGCAGTCAATGATGTCGTTTGCTTGAACGCGCATGGCAACGAGGAGTGGCTGCTGGTCACATCGGGGCCGACAGGCGGAGGGCCGTATACCTACGGAGTCACACGCAATCTGGACGGCAGCGGCGCTAACAATTGGTTAGCGGGCGACGTGGTGTTGAACACCGGCCAGGCGGGGGATGGGTTCATCGAGCTGTTTCAGACGGTAAGCCTGCGCGGGACGGATTACGGGCCGGCGGTGATGGTGTGGGGCCGCAACTCGACGACGTGGAACGACATCGGCGCCAGGGTCAGGCTGGGGAATCTGAAGGGGCAACGCGGGTATAGCTCGAGCACGTGGGGGATGTGGGCGGGGCGCTATGCCAGCGGCCACACCTGGCTTGGTATAGACGACGTCAACGGCATTCGCATCATGAACTATGCCACGCAGATCGGACGCTGGTATGCCAACGGCGACATCCTGATTGGTCGTGACGATGCGGCGACAGGCGGCAACGTGTTGATCGCCAACGGCGGCAGCCTGGATCTGCGCAAGTACACGACTTCGTTCTTGCATCTGGATGCTGCCGGTTGGTTGACGGTTGGCGAGGTGTGGCAAAACCGTAGCCACGTATTCATTGACAGCAGTCGGGTCAGTCTGAGAGTCTACACTGACACCTGGCTCGATCTGACATCCAGCGGCACGCTGACGGTCGGCAAGGTCGGCGCGGGCCTCAAGAACGTCTACATCACGGCCAACGGCTTGTACCTGCGGGACAACACCACAACCCGTTTGGAGATCAGCGATACTACGAGCGCGAAGGTGGTGATCGGCGCCGCCGGCCAGTTCCAAAGCAAGTTCTATAGCGATCTGATCGAGCTGACCAATGCCAGCGGGCAAAGCTACCTGGAAATGGGTGCGATGTACCTGCGGGTGGGGCGCTATGCCAGCGGGTACAGCAATGTCTACGTAGATGAGACCGGCATCTATCTGCGGGACTATACTACCAACCGCATCACGCTCTCCACGGCGGGGGCGATCACGATTGGCGAGACGGGCGCCGGCAAATCGTACGTCACGATCAGCAGCGGCACGATCGGGTTCGTCTACGCCGGCAGCGGCCGCTTGAGCCTGGATAGCTCTGGCGATCTCTGGTTGTATGGCCGGTTGGGCATCTCCACCAACGGGTTCATCGCCAGCGGTGCGACGGCGATTCTGACCGGCGACGGCTATTGGCTGGACTACAATGCCGGCACGCCGCGCTTTCGGGTCGGGACGGTAAGCGGCGGCGCGCTGA